CGCAAAAGGCAAAGCAGCCGCAGAGCTGGCCGAAAAAATGAAAAGGTTTAACAGCTACCAGGAGACGACGAAAAGCCCGCAGAGGGCCTTAAAATGGGCCAGGAGGGCAGAAAAACTTAGGAGCGCCTGGATAAAATGGCTATCCGATTTAATTTAAACATTGAACTATGAAACATTATTTTCAACCTAGAAACGTATATCTATCCTGCCCCTTTTGTTTAGCGGCTAAAGTGATTGGACTAGACCACGCAAAATCTATAGAGCTAAAGTGCTGCAGTAAGCAGGTAACGGCCTATATAGAGGAGCTAAAGACGGAGCAGGTAACAATAACCTATAGTATACCCCAGGAGGAGTACAAAAAAATACCTTTAGACAATTTAAGACATTTATATAACCTTTAAATACTAAGAAAATGACAATAAAAAACAGAATACAAGCCGAAATGAAAAGCCAGGGGCGTAGCGAGGCCTGGCTACGTACTAGATACGAGCAGGAGCTACCCGCAGATAGAAAACATAGGAGGCTATCCTATGACGCCTTATATGACATACGGATAAATGACAGGGAGGTAAGGGTATGCGAGCTATATTACATAGCTAAGGCCCTGGGAATAAAGGACTTTCGGGACCTATTAGAATTGGAATTTTAAGAATAAAAGACGAAATTTGCACAAATTAATAACTAACAATTAACAAAATGGGAAATTTAAGCATATCCGGAGTAATAACGGAGATACTAGAAGTAGAGAACGGAGTAAGCAAGGCGGGCAAAGAGTGGCAAAAACAGGCCTTTGTAATAAACACGGAGGCAGAATTTAACCCCCTCGTATGCTTTTCTTTATTCGGAGCGGATAAAATAGCAATGTTAGCAAACAAAGGGATAAACCAGCTAGTAGAGGTATCATTTAACGTGTCTAGCCGGGAGTTTAACGGGAAGTACTACCACAACCTAGACGCCTGGAAGATCGAAACACTAGGAGCATAATAATAACTAAAATTTGAACTAATGGAACAACTAGCAAAGGCTGTAATAGCCGTAATGAAGGAAGTAAAAGGGGTAGAGAAAAACACCACAGTAGGGACGGGTAACTTTGCCTATAAGGGAGTAAGCGATAAGGACGTAAAAGAGGTATTTAATAAAGCCCTAGTTAAAAACGGCCTATGTATACTACCTATAGGTATAGAGGAGGAGACCCAAATAGACCGCTGGGAGGCGGAGGAGTACGGTAAGCCTAAGCAAAAGCAAAGCGTATTTACTAAGGTAAAAACCAGGTATCTACTATTGCACGAGAGCGGAGAGAGCCAGGAGCTAGCAGGCTACGGGCACGGGGTAGACGCCCAGGACAAAGGAGCAGGCAAAGCGACTACATACGCCTTAAAATATGCTTTACTTTATACGTTCTTAACACCCGTAGGGGCTATAAGCGACGCAGACACTACGCACAGCGACGAAGTACCCCAGGCACCTGCAGCGGCACCCGCTAAAAAGGCACTAGCAGCAAAGCCAAAATTAACTACAGAGAGGTACGAGAAGGCGCTAACCTGCGGGGCGGAGGACATAACTAAGGCTTTAACTATATACGACTTGACAGAGGACCAAATACACGGCCTAAATAAGGCTATTTTAAATAATGATAACTAAACTATAGAACTATGAATAAAGAGATCAAAAAAGTAGAAAATTATTTTAAGGCTAAGATAATAGCCGGAGACTTTAAGGTAACAAAAGTAGCGGACCACCATATAGCGATATGGGTAGACAAAAAATATAAGTTTATTATATGGACCGCTAACGAGTCCTACGGCTTAGATACCTATAACTGTAGCTTTGTAGAGACTAGCAGTTATATGAACTTTAAATTTACTAAGGCCCAAAAATTAAAGGCCTGGAAAACCATAGAGGCGCTACTAGGAAAACATAAAGAGGAGACAAAACAGACCAAAATAGCCGAATTAAAAGAGGAGTTAAAAAGACTAGATAAATAATTAATAACTAAAACTTGAACTAATGAACGACGAAAACGACAGAGTAGCCTACGAGGTTAGTATAGCAATGCCTAACACCCTAGAGGGTTTTACCAGGCACGAAATGAACAGAATAGCGCAGGGTATAGTAGCGAAGGTAGACGAGGGCACCACAGAGGAGGCGCAGACCTACGTAAAGCTAGACTTTTTAATAAAGGCCCTAGAGACAGCTAAAAAGGTTATAAGCGAGAGCGCAAAGGATGAGCTAATAAAATACGACAAGCAGAGCTGTATGGGAGTAGGCGTAACCTTCGGGAATAGAGTAACCTACGACTATAGCAATAGCGAGGAGTGGGTAAAACTAAACGCCCGGCGTAAGCAGATAGAGGAAAATATGAAACAGGCAGCAAAGCAGGACAGCCAAATGACCCTGGACGGCGAAATTGTACCCCCTGCGAGCATTAAAAGCGCATCCGAGAGTATCACCCTAAAATACGCCAAAGATTGAGCAGAGGCGCTTAAAATACCTTAAAACCAAAGGGGGTAATTTAGCCCCCTTTTAAATATTGAACTATGAAAAAAGCAAAAGTATATACGGAGCAAATGGCGGAAGACTTCGCATTAAACGAGTGGGCCAAACTAGTAAAGCGAAAAACTAGAGCGTTTAAAAAGAAAATAATAACCCAATGCAGTAAAAAGGGTTTACGTATGATAGAGCTGCAATACGACTGGTTTAAAGAAAACCCGCTAACAGAGCTACCTATAGAGGAGTTAGACCACAAAGAGACGTTAACAGCCTGGCAGGAGGCTATAACAGAATATAGAAACGACATTAAAATATAGAACTATGACATACTACAACACAAACAAAGAGGGAGGCCAAACGCTAAAGGATAGCCAGGTAAAAGCAGCTACCCAGGACGAGGTAATACTAGACCTGTTTACTAATAACCCTAACTATCTATATACGGCTAACGACGTACACCGTATAACGGGGCTAAACTGCCCTATAACTTCGGTCCGCAGATCAGTAACAGGCCTATATAAAAAAGGTAAGATAATCAAAACGGAGGTAATGCGTTACGGGGGCTACGGTAAAGAGACCCATTGTTATACCTTGAATAAAAACGACGGACAGGGGGTCCTATTTTGATTTTAAGAGAATTAATTTAATATTTGTGACGAACTAAAAACAATTGAACTATGGCAGAGAATAAAAAAGGCTTTTTACTATACGCCGACTATATACACACACTAGAACACCTACCCGACGAGGTAGCGGGGCAGCTATTTAAGCATATACTAGCATACGTTAACGACCAGGACCCACAAACGGACAACCCCCTAATAAAACTAGCATTTGAGCCTATAAGGCAGCAATTAAAGCGGGACCTAGTAAAGTACGAGGGTAAACGGGCTACTAGATCGGAGGCAGGTATAAAGGGAAACCTAAAAAAGTGGCACCCGGTAATATATGACCAGGTAATAAAGGGAGATATTACTATAGAGGAGGCTACTAAGGTTATCGCAAATGATCGCAAAGTATCGCAAACGGTCGCAAACGTCGCTGTTAATGTTAATGGTAATGTTAATGGTAATGTTAATGATAATGTAAAAGAGATAATTAAGACTAAGAGGACAAATAAAAAATTCGTCCAACCTACCCCAGTAGAATTAAAGGATTTTTATATAAGTAAAGGCCTAGACGCCCCTACGGCTACAGATAAGGCGGAGGCGTTTTTAAACCACTATAATAGTAACGGCTGGAAAGTAGGTAAAAACCCTATGAAATCCTGGGAGGCTGCAGCGGCGGGCGTATGGATGAAGGACCAGGGAGCAGGACCAGGGGCAAAACCTACTAATAACAGACCGGAGGCGGACGGTATACCCCCTCTACCGGATTTAACCTGGTATAAACACTTTAGTAGACAACCCCAGGAGCTAGTACAGGCGGCCCAAAAATGGTATAAAAAGGGCTATGTAGCCAAAAAGAACAGAGTAACGGGAACAGTAGAAAGTTATATATTAAAATCATAATAAAATGAACAAAGCACTAGAGCAGACATTTAACAACCTAACTAAAACAGTAAAAAACCCAGCTTTTTATATAAGGCTACAGGGTATAATGCGTAATAGCTATTGGAAAACCCTAGGAGACGAGGCTAGAATACAGTTTTTAGTAGCCAACTACCTAGAGACCGTATACCCAGGGGTATTATTTGCACACCCCCCAAACGAGGGCAGGCGGTCCCGTTGGGAGCAGTACCTAGCAGTCTATAGCGGTATGCGGGCAGGTATGCCGGATATAATGGTATATGCTAAGAATATTAGTAAGATCAAAAAACCGTATTTAGCCATAGAGTTAAAGGCAGGCAAAAATAAGCCTACTAAAAACCAGGTTAACGCAATGAAACAGCTAGAGGCGTCCGGCTGGGAGTGCTACGTATGTTACACTTTTGAGGAGGCAAAGGAGTTAATAGATAACCACTTAATAAAATAACAATGATAATTGAAAGTATAATAATAGGCGCGAGCCTTATAGTAGCAGGGTTTTTAATACTCGTTTCTGCGTCGTTTAAATCTGCAGAGGGGTATAAAAGGAAACTATACCGGAACCTGGACAGCGTACAAAAGTCGTATAAAGGAAATAAGACGGCTATAGTATGGATTGAGACAATAAGGGCGGTAGTAGATAATACGTAATGGGTAGTTGTAAAATACCTGTTTACGAACGAAGAGAAGTACATATATTTTAAAACCTGTTAGTGTGCGTTTTGTGCGCTGGCATAAATAACTAAGACGATGGCAAAACATTTAAGATTTGATGTAGAATGGGCTGGATATAAAGGCATAAAGCAAGACCACCCACAAAAGGTAATGAAAGATTTAGGAATTACTTATCAGCACTCAACGCCTCAATCAATGGGTGGGCAATGGTGGTTTTGGAATTGCGAAAACACACCCGATGAATTACCTGAATTTATAAAAGTAGCAGATTGGAACCCTATGGAAATGATTGGGTGGGGATTAAGTAAAGAAAATGCCGAAAAGATACGTGATTACGTGTGTGATGGCAAATGAACACTAATGCCCGACTAAAGTAAGCCATACGGCGGCGATTTTGAGGTACGACAAAATTGTACTTTAGTGGCTGTTATTGCTATTAATTATAAATTGATTAGATTTGAAAAACTTAACAAAAAATAAATGTTTCATATAACGGGCACCCTAGTAGAAAAATTTGATACTAACGAGGTAGCAATAGATAAGCACTATAGGACCTTTTGGCTTAGAACGCACGAGAACAACCCCCAGGTACTTAGGATGCAACTAAGCGGCTTAGACTGCGTAAGGCTGGACGTAATAGACCAGGGGGATATGGTTACGGTAGACTTTTATATATCCGGGCGTCCCAAAATGAAAGGAAACAAGCAGGAGTTATATAATAATTTGAATGTGAAGTATATTAATAAAATGTAGAACTATAAAACAATGAACTATGAAAAACAAACTAAAAATATACGTACGCTGCGGCAGCTGTAACGACGGTAATTACAGCTACAAAAAGACAGTAATAGGCCAGCTATTAAATAGCAGCAAAGAGGAGACGCACAGAATATACTACGATGTAGACCCCCAGCAACTTAAAAGCCTTACTATATCCGCCTGGGTAGACCAATTAAACTGCAGAAAATGCGGGGAGTCGAACCTAAAGGAGGCCACGGTATGAGCGACAAAATAACAGAGACCCTTATAGTAGTGCTTTGCCTTTGCTGCATAGCTTTGTCTATAACTATAGCAATACAATTAACTTAACAAAACTTAACAATAATGAAATTATCGAAGATCAAAGAAAACCCGGACAACCCCAGGTATATAAACGAAATCAATTTTACCAGGCTGCAGGCCAATATAAAGGACTTTACCAAGATGTTCACAGTACGGCCTATAGTAATAGACGAGAATAACGTTATACTAGGCGGTAATATGAGATATAAGGCCCTGCTAGGACTAGGCTATACAGAGGTAGACAAAGATTGGATAAAAAAGGTAACAGATTGGACGCCTAAAGAAAAGGAGAATTTTATTATATCGGATAATGTGGCGTTTGGCCAATGGGACTACGATATGTTAGCTAACGACTATAACGAGGAGGACCTATACGACTACGGGCTAGACACCCCGGACACCTGGACGGAGCCGGAGGAGGAGGAGCCGGACTACGATATACTAAACGACCCGGACCTAAAGGAGCAGGCCGAAAATATGAAAGACGGCACCCGTAAAGCGCTACTAATAGAGTTTGAAATGGAACACTATAAGGAGGCCTACGACCTGGTAAAGTTTTGGAGAGACCAGGAGGCCTATGTAGGGCAGATGCTTATAGAAAAATTAAAGGACGAAAAACAAAAATTAGAAGGATGAAGATTATAGAACTAGCAGATATAGAACACAGCGTAAAAATAGGGGACGTATGCGGCGATATAGTACCCAATGTAACGGAGGACAGCCTATTTATGAGCAAAGGGGAGCCTATAGGGTTTTACCTTCGTTCTATGCCGGAGCGGGCCTGTAAGCTAGCTAACCTAGCTAATACAGAGCTACGTAGTAAACGGGTCCCTAAAAGCGAAATGAAAAGGAGCAGCGGGCTACACAACACAGAAAAGGAAGTACTACAATACTCTACTATACTAGGGTCCGTGCCCCCTAAACCGCACATGAGACGCCCGTACCCGGTTATTTCAAGCGTCCACCAACAAGACAGCGCTAAAAATTTCATTTTAGCTATGTTAGCGCTCGCAGGAGAGGCCGAAAAGTTAATTCTAGACATTACCCCCAAAATACACGCGGCACAGCTTAAAACGTTTAAAAACGTCCCGGATAAATGGAAATTTGGGAGCCTGTTTACGTCGTCTATTAGTAACTATAATATACCAGCAGCGTACCATAGAGACGCGGGTAATATACTTAATACGGTAAACGTTATAATAACAAAGCGTAAAAACTCCACAGGGGGTAACTTGAACGTACCGGACTACGGCGCTACTATAGATCAATGCGACAATTCTATACTAGTATACCCGGCCTGGCGAAACGTCCACGGAGTAACGCCTATAGTACCAACGGCAGAGGGAGGATATAGGAACAGCCTAGTGTTTTACCCTATGAAGGCCTTTTTAAATAAAGAGAATGACATTACTAAGTAATAGACAATTTTGGGCCCTGCTAAGGGATAACGCCGGGCTATATGCCAGGACAGCCCGCAAAGCGCTAGAGGTACACCAGGTAACTATTAGCAGACAAGCTATAAAGGATAGGGCCGAAAAGGACCCGGACAAGCTAGCAGATATAAGAGAGGAGACCGTAGAGGTAGCGGAGGACGGCCTAATTAGCCTAATGAGACAAAACGAGGACAAACGGGTAAAGCTAGAGGCTACCAGGACGTTTTTAAAGGCCCAGGGACGTAGCAAAGGCTGGGGGGACAAAGTGGATATTACGAGCGGAGATAAGCCGTTAGCAGCCCCTATTATTAACTTTGGGGACGTAGACCCACGTAAACCTGGGGACGAATGACAACACTAGAGGACAACGGGGAGGACGTAGACGTATATTATACTGCGGAGGTATTTATAGACGGCGTTAGGTATTGGATTAAAGAGGAGTTTTAAAGCTATATTTATGGGTAAATTGATAATGACACATAACACGGTAAGCCATATAAGGGACGAGGCTATGAATCTACCAGGTAGCGAGGCCGTAAAGCGAGCAAGGTATAGCGAAATAATAAGGCAATACAACCAAGCGGAGCTAAAAATAATAGACCACGAGGACCCTAGTACGGCCTACGTAATAATAAATAACTAATATTATGTTTATGGAGTACAGCGAGAGAGACTACGCAGACGCAGGGATATATATAAGCATAGTATTTGCTAGAAACGCTAACAGGGCGCCCGCCTGGATATTTTATATAGAAAACGTAGAGGACGAGCTATATAGGTCCGGCCTATTTAGTGATCGCGACGACTGCGAGAGAGAGGCAGAGGTAGAGGCCCGCAAATGGTTAAAAGCAGCTAACCCTAACTTTATAAAGAACTGGGTAGAGGAGGTAATAGCATACGGTAGGCGTAAATATGCAAGCAAGTAGACCGCAGAGCGACATAACGCACAGTACGCAGCCTATTAACTTGTTTATGGCAGGCCAGGGCAGCGGTAAAACCTGGGAGGCCGGGGTAATATCAAAAATATATATAGATCATTTTCCACACGTTCGGGGCCTTATCGCTGCCAACACATACGGCCAGTTAAACAAGTCTACTATTTTCCGTATACGGGAGTTTTGGAAGGATTGCGGTATGCACGAGTATAAAGACGGCAAAGGACACGGGGACTATGTTATAGGCAAAAAGCCCCCTAAGTTTTTCGATACTAGCCGCCACAATTACGCCACCTATGACAATATAATAAGTTTTGCCAATGGCCACGTTATATATATAGGGTCCCTAGACAATTACCAAAGTTTGGACGGTATGGAGGTAGCCTACGCTATACTAGACGAAACAAAGGACACTAAAAGGGAGGCAGTAGAGGAGGTAATACTAGGGCGTATACGTCAAACGGGTATATACGGCCTTTTAACCCTCTATACGTATTTACTAGCCCTGCCAAAGTACCCTGGATAAATGAATGGTTTAACCTAGACGAGTACGAGGGGGAGATAATGAGTACTATATTTAGCGAGGACACATATTTTAAAAAGGAGTTTAGCGACAAATTAATTACTATATCTAGCGTATACCTAAACGGCCAAAACCTACCGGACGGCTGGATAGAGCAGCAAAAAAGAAACAAGCCCAAATACCTACACGATATGCTTATATATGGGTGCCCGTTCAGTAGGTCCGGGGGAGAGTTTTATAAATGCTTTGAAAGGCTGCAGCACGTAGAGGAGGTAGAGTATAACAGGGAGCTACCCCTACATATTACTTTTGATTTTAACGTAGCGCCTTATATAACCCTTTGTATATGGCAATTAGACGGCAAAGAGGCCAGCCAAATAGATGAGATTTGCCTAACTACGCCGGATAACACTACTAGGAAATTATGCGGAGAGTTTAAAAGGAAATACCAAAACCATAAGGCGGGCGTATTCATTTACGGAGACCCTAGCGGTAGACAGAGGACAACCAGGGACCAGGAGGGGCACGACGACTACAAAATAATAGAGGACGAGCTATATAACTACCACGCAGTAACCCGCGTAGGGACATCTGCCCCCAGTATTGTAATGCGCGGTAACTTTATTAATACTATATTTGAGTCGAACTTTGAGGGAATTGTAATAAAAATAAGTCCTAAATGTGTACACAGTATAGCAGATTATACGTACCTTAAAGAGGACGCAGAGGGTAAAAAGTTAAAAAAGAAGGTAAAAGACAAACAAACGGGAGCCAGTTTTGAGGAGTTTGGGCACACTAGCGACGCTAACGACTACTTTTTAACCGAAGTATTCAGCCCAGAGTATTTAAACTACCAGGAGCCCCCAATGATGACAGATAAACGGACATATAACACTAGTAACATAAGTAAAAGCTATTAAAATGGGTAATATCAAATTTCTACGCCAAAAGGACTACGAGCAGCAAATAACAGACGAGGACCTAATAACACTAGCAGGGCTAGAGGAGTCTACCAGGTTAGGAGCGGAGGACGCAGCCCAGGCAGAAATGGAGAGTTACCTATTGCAGCGTTTCGACGTCGCTACTATGTTTAGATCAGTAACGGACTACGACAACGCACTAACGTACGTAGAAAACAGCCGTATACAATGGATAGAGGCAGACTACGACGACGCAGCGAGCTACTTAGTTAACGACCTAGTAAACTATTTAGGGAATATCTTTATAAATATACAGGCGTCCCAGGGTACAGACCCTAGTAATACCCTGTTTTGGACTAATATAGGAGTTTACGAGGGTATTTATATACGTCAAGGCACCACTATTACAGCGGGCAACCTGCCAAATAATACGACCTTTTGGACCTATGGAGATGACAGGGACGCGCAGCTACGTACGTTTATGATAGATATAGTATTATTCAGATTGCACCCTAGATTAAGCCCTAGAGTTATACCGGACCTGCGAGTAGACCTATATAAGCAGGCAGTAACCTGGCTAAAAGACGCAGCGAAAGGGCTAGTTAGTACTACATTCCCCTTAGACCTAGACGCAGACGGAAACGACCAGGGCGGTAATATTACATATAACTCAAACGACAAATTAAAACATAGCTATTAAAATGGGACTAACTGATATATTAAAGGACAGTAGGGACTACGTAACCAAAAAAGTAACAGGGTTTACACCTACTGAAATAGTAGCACTAACGAAAAGTAAGCCGGATAGTCAAAGCGTTATAAAGCAAGTAGTACAGAGACAATTACACAGGACAAAGCAGGATATACAGACCTGGCGAGACGCCCTAGACAGCGCGGAGAGAGATATAAGCCCGGACAGAACGGAGCTAGTAAGAGGCTATAAGGACGTTTTAATAGATAATCACCTATCTAGCCAAATCGAGAGCCGTAAAAATAAGGTCCTAGGGTCCAGGTTTTGGATTGAAAACGCAAAGGGCGAAAAGCAGGACCAGTATACAAAGCTATTTACGGCGGAATGGTTTTATACATTCCTAGGGCTAGCTATGGATGAGGAGTATTACGGCTACGAAGTAATAGAGTTTGGACCTATAGTTAACGACGCCTTTAGCTGGGTAAAGAAAATTAGAGAGGAGTTCGTAGTACCGGAGCAGGGTATAGTAAAAAAGGAGATAGGCCTAAACGCCCATAACTCTACTAGTATGGACGTAATAGACTATACGAGGCCTCCGTACTCTAACTGGACCGTAGCGCTAGGAGATACGACTAATTTAGGGCTACTAATGAAACTGGCACCCCTCGCAATATGGAAAAAAAATGTATTTAGTGCCTGGTCAGAACGGGCGGAGCTATTCGGGCAGCCTATAAGGATAGGTAAGACGAATTTAAGGGACGACGCGAGGCGCCAAAATATGGAACAAATGATGATAAATATAGGGTCCGCTGCTAGCGCTACCCTGGACCTAACGGACCTAATAGAGTTTGTAGAGTCTAATAACACGGACGCGCACCACGTATACGACGAACTTATAGAGCGCTGTAATAGCGAAATGTCTAAGTTAATAGTAGGTAGTAACTCTATGAGCGACGAAAAGGCCCACGTAGGCAGCGCAGAGGTACACGAGAGAAACGCGCAGAGCTATACGGGTAAGGATAAAAGAAAACTAAAGTACTTTATAGAAAATCAT